CACCCACGTGGCATTCGAATTTCTCAAACGCATCGGTGATTGTTTTTTGTTTTGGTCCACCTACAGACACTTCGCGAAGACAAAAACGTTCCGTGTAATATGGAAACACACGTAATTTCCAATCCTCGTGGTCGTTTTCGGCGAGTACGAGCTCTGACTGGTCGATGAGGCGCATGTGTATCACTATTCCAAAAGCTTTATAAAGCTTAGGTGGTACGTATACATAATACCATGAGTGTGCTCAAGGTTAAGAAACTCTCGTATGATGCTATTCTTCCAACTCGTAGTTATGGTGGTGCTGTTGGGTATGATATTTACAGCACTGACGAGGTTCTTATACCTCCTGCACATCGTGCTCTTGTTGGATCGGGTGTAGCCATTGTTCTACCACCAGGGGTTTACGGACGCGTCGCACCGCGTTCGGGTCTCGCTGTGAAACATGGCATCCAAGTTGGGGCGGGTGTCATTGACCCAGATTATACGGGTGAAGTTAAGGTTGTTCTGTTCAATCACGGACACGCCAATTTTCATATACACAAAGGTGATCGTATCGCACAACTTGTTCTTGAGAAGTGCGATACACCAGAAGTGGTGGAAATTGGTCTCCTTGAAGAGACCGAGAGGGGTTCAGGTGGATTTGGTTCGACGGGTATATAAAAATATTTGTACACTGTAATGGAGACGAAGTACATCATCGCAGCTGTGATCACACTTATCCTCATCCTTATCGGTACTTGGTATTACATGAACAAGAAAAAGACCACCCCCGTGGCTCCAGAGGCCCCCGTGGCTCCAGAGGCCCCCGTGGCTCCAGAGGCCCCCGTGGCTCCAGAAGTCACACTCCCGGTGCAAGTGGTCACCAATACAAAGAGTCAAGTGAACGCCGTCGCGGCGATGTCTAATGAAGCGGCAGCGTCCGCCGTGGGACGTGGACAACAGGTCGTTAAATCGCGCATCGCACCGGCTCAATTGTATGACGAGGAGGGTCGCCCGATCACGATGGGACCAACATTTCTAGACGCGGATGGTCGACCCATAAAGAGAACACAAACTCTCTATGATGAAGAACGCCGCCCGATGAAACGACGTGTCCGATATGATGACGAAGAACGCCCGATGAAACGACGTGTCCGATATGATGATGAAGAACGCCCGATGAAACGACGTGTCCGATATGACGAGGAAGGTCGCCCGATGAAGAAAGGGGGCAGGATCGCAGAGGAAGCCCGTCCGATGAAGAAAGGGGACAGGTTCACAGAGGAAGGTCAATCGGTCAGAGAAGTCGTCGCCGTCGATGAGGAAGGACGTCCGATTGAATTCTCCAAGAAGGGTCGTAATAGTGGCACGGCACTCGCGGTGGGTGGTGCTGCGACCGTTGGTGTCGCTGCGGGTGTCATGGGTGCGAGGAAAATGAAAAAACGACGGATGTTGATGTTTGGTAAGGGTCAGAGAAGACGCCGTCGTCTTCGTTCTATACAAAAACCCAACGGTCCATTATTATGGCCCATAAACCATGGCGTTAAACGACTTTGAGTATCTAATCAATACCACACGTTTTCTGGTGTTGGGGTGAATAAAATACCCTTGCGCATGGTCATCCATAGTTTCGCGTGATTGATGTTGGGATACGTCCATAAAAGCCATCGATCCCAATAGTTTGGACGAAATGGATCTTCCCAATCTTCGAGTGTGCTTTCATCCACATAGAGCATGCCTCGTTGGATTTCTTGCACATCCATTTCCATCTCCAACTCCTTAGAAAGGATTGCACCTTTTCTAAGAAGATGTGAGCGCATGTAAAGCACGTTTTTGTGGTCGGTGAAATCGGGCGTCTTCAATTGTCCAAAATCAACCGCACGATTGTTTGGTAATAACACTCGATATTTGTGCACCACGGATGGACTGGGTTGGAGTACGACACGCATTATAATGTACGTTCACTTTTTCTTTATATGGTTAATCACAACGAATTCAATATTAGACTTTTTCACATTACCACGCGTGAAAGGATTCTTAAATAACACCTGATTTCCGTTGGCGTTGAGTGCTTTAGTCATGGACATGCGCGCGAGTTGTCTAAACGATTCGGGGTGTAAGTACAATTTGTTAATCTTCACAGCCTTGTCACCACTCTTGAAGTTTTCATACTTGATGGGATCGGTTGGGAGATTGCGCATCGTCGTCTTTGTCCATGTGATTTTCTTAGTCTTTGTGTTTTCATTTGCATTCTTTTTCACCTGTTTCTCATTTTTTATATAATTGGATGCGTTCGGTCTATTATTGTTACCAAAGCTAAGACGGCGCGCTACACCCGCGTTGGCAAAAGACATCCGCGCTCTTCGCATTCGCCTGAGATTGTTGGGGTCAATCACACGTGGTCTGATCTGACCGATGTTATTTTCATTTGTGTTTGAGTTTGAGTTGGTCCACACAAAGTTGTGATTGTTCGAATTATTGATTCGTACCGCATTATTATTGGCTGGATCTCTCATGTTACAATTGTTAAAGATTATATTTGTGAAATGTGTATGAAGACATATACATCCCACGATGGCATCACGATCAAAGTGGGTGAAAATGCTAAAGACAATGACGCATTGACAATGTCAAGTTATCCCAAAGAGTGGTGGATGCACACAAGTGGGTGCCCAGGGTCGCATGTGATTATATGCCACGAAGGAGATACCATCCCCAAAGAAACGAAGAAAGACGCGGCAGTTCTCGCGATACACCACAGTAAAGCCCCAAGGACGAAGATGTCGCTCGTTGATATGGTTCGTGTGGATCAAATACATAAATACGCAAACTCTAATCACGGTCAGGTCCAACTCATTGGAGACTACATGACATTTACAATTTTTATGAATAAGGAGACAGAGAGACTTGGTAGACTCTTAAAAAATAGAGCCAATGTATAGTAAAGATGCAGCATCAAGATTGGAAGCCCGTTGTGATTCATGGGAAGATGGAGGGAGCGAAAGCCTCCACCACCCGTCCCCACTTCGAGGTGACGAAGGAACAAAAGTTGAATCAAACAGAGTTGGGAACCCATGAAAAAGTAAGTCTCTCTATGGCAAAAGCTATTCAAAATGGGCGCATCGCTAAAGGTTTCAAAACACAAAAAGATTTAGCGGTGGCGATCGGTGTTCCCGCGAATGTGGTCAATTCATATGAATCTGGGAAAGCTATTCCAGATAATGCGATTCTTCAAAAGTTACGGAAGGTTTTGGGGGTCAGGTTAAAGTAGAGTAGTGTCCAGCAATGTAATACACATCCTTAAATCCCAATGCCTCTAATTTCTCTGCCCCATATCTGGCCCGTTGTCCAGTGTTGCAGTAGACGAGCAAACCCTTCTTTGGGAGTCCTGCAGTTGTCTTTGTATTGATTGTGTTCACTGGGATGTGTACTGCACCCTTGTAATGACCAGCTCGGTATTCCACTGCCGTGCGAACATCGATAACTTTCTTTATCTTCCCCGCGCGAATCATTCTCTTGGCTTCTTTGGAACTCACGAGAGTATCACCCGTGAATGTGTACGTTAAAAGTCCGGCTAAAATTCCAACACCGATGGCGAAATACATGTATACTATACATATGATTTTATAATCCTTTGTAGGGACCACTTCGCATCAATATCACCTGGAAGTTCCATCTTTACCAATGTTTTTCGAACCCTTTCACCTGACTTTGGTATTTGTGCGATGTGATTCAATCTAAACCTTTGACCCTGGGCATCAGTGACCTTCATGTAATATGGAAAGTTTGTCACGAAGTATGTCCACTCTGGTGTACGACGCTGTGTTTTGGGAACATACTTGTGAATGAGACCCCATACCACAGCCTTTACGAATGGAAGACGGTCTCTTGGGTCTTTAGGTCCTAATGGTGTTCCCATAGTCTCGTGCATCATCGCGATAAATGCCTCAATGTAGCAAAAGTGATGTTGCGATAATTCATCGTATTGTGAAATCTCAAACGACTTTTCATGTAATCGTGTACCACGCATCAATCGTTTAAAATCAGCCTCATCCGTGGCTACAAATCCACCCGTAGGTTGAAACGCGGGTGCATTCGCTCGTATGGTATATGTATTCCCATATACCGTTTTGAGTTCTTTTCTAAATTCGCGTCGACGTGTACCCATCGAATCGAATAGCGCGATATCCTTCTTCGCGTGATCGACGCGCGCGAGTGCATAGTGACCACTCTCGTTTGGATACGTGTGTGCGATGTGTAGGTATTGTAGACCGCGTGTAGTCTTTGCACGCGTAGTCATGTTGGATGTTTTTCTACATTTGAATTTGAAATCCAAACCAGATTCCTTTTTGATATCCTTTCCAATACGTTCAAATACTCCACGACTTTGAATGAAATATTTTGCAATTTCTGAGGCGTCTTCAATCGCCATGAGGTGTCTCGCCGATGCATTCGTGTGCATTCGACTTTCAATGTAGTCTTGTGTGTCTATATCCACAGTCTCGTCCTTCAATTCCAAGAGGCGATGTCTCGCATTTGTATTGGAGATGAGTTTGATTGGAACTCTATCCATTGTGATACATGTTACTTATTTTTTTAACCCACATTCTTAGTTTCCAAACGCGATGCCAGCCATACCATTCTTAATGCGAAGGATGTTATAGTTGACGGCATACACGCGGTGCAATTGATTACCACCCGTCGGGTTGGTGAGTGATAACTTGGCACTATCGATGCGAGAGAAGTTGAGCGTCCCACTCGGTTGTGACTTGTTGATCGTCAAACAGAATGGCCACGTGAACAATGGTGCGGTATCCAACGTGGAATCCGCGAGGTTTTGTGCGTGCATTTCGTGCGCGACGTTGTGGTGGAACGTCTTCGATGTGTTTTCAAAGAGCGTGGTGCCGTTGATGTACATGCTTGATTCATCGAACGTGAACATAGTATTCCACGGTCCAGCTGTGGCGTTCCCAGAAACCAAGTGAATGGCCTTGGTCGGGTGGTTGAAATACGTGAGATCGATCTCGGTGTCCGTATTGGACGCGATTTGATATTGCGTTTGGGTGATCAAGAGTTCGTGTTCGTTTTCGGTGACAAACTTACGTTCATCACTGTCGAGGTACGCGTACATACCGTAGACCTTTGGCGTTTCCACCGGTGTAAACCCATCGCGACACTTCACACGAATTTCAACTTCGTGGTATTGCAAACCGACGAGCGGAAGGCACTTGGTCCAATCTTCACTGAAGAAGAAGGGAATGAGGTAATAATCGGAAGCACCATCGACACCCTTCGCGTTGTCCTTGATTTCCGTGGTCGTGACCGTGGCGGACGCACGCGCTTGGTTTTCCTTGTACAGAATGTTATGAACTCCCTGAATGTATAAAGAATCGAGACGTGCGACTTCTTGACCACCGATGTATAACAAAAATTCAGTCGGCTTTGCAGCATTCGCGGAGAAGAAACCATCGGTGTTCGTCATGACATTCGAGATGTTCTTTGCTTCGATCCACACATAGCTAAGCAAGTCACCCTTGGAGCGAATCGGAATGGTAACTTCGTTGTTGGAACCAAACGTACCGATGTAATCCATACGTTCCGGCTTAATAGAAAAATTGGTATGACGCCTGTAGTTCTGACGGAAGAAACTGACCTGGGGTTCGCCAGTGATGTACACATCCTGAGCTCCCTTAGATACAAGATCAATCAAGGCTGCTGACATTTATATAATAAGCATATTAAAATTTTGGCTCGATGTATACACAACACACAATGGTGGTCTTCCAGGCACTGACATGGGAGGCACGAGACTCTGAAGAAGGTGAGGAACATCTCATCAGTATTTTTGGAAAGACTGAAGATGGAAAGTCGGTCTGTGTGACGACGACATTCGATCCGTATTTCTTCGTGAAGATACCGACTGGAACTTCACAACAACAGATACAAAACCTCTACGATCAAC